ATGCTGCTACCTGACGGCCCAATCGCAGACAAAATCCGGCAAGTAGCCGACGCCTACGGCCAATGCTCCGAGGAACTGGAGACGCCACCGCTGAAGCTGTTTTGCGCGCTTGGCTACGAGGAGAACGTCCCGGATCAGGCGACGGCGAGCTAAAATCTATGAAAACACAACAAACTCCAACCGAGCCGTTGCCTGCATCCGATTTGTTCGGCTTTTGGCAGCCCATCGCGACGGCTCCGAAAGACAGATCAATACTGCTGTATTCTGGTGGCCAGGGGGTTCTTATTGCATCTTGGTGCATCTTCTCAGGTCGTAGAAACTCCAACGGGGAATATGAGGGAGGGTGGTCCTTCGTCCACGATTTCGGAGATGGCTACGGAACGCCTGCGCTCAACGACGCTACACACTGGATGCCGCTACCGAGTAAGCCGAACAAGCAGATATCACACCAGTAACACATGCACACCTCCCGCCAATCCCACACCCGCAAAGCCATCCAGCGCGCCTCCGAGCGCGGACGCCTCATGGCCAACCAACGCTGGAAGCTCGACCGCGAACGCCGCGCCGCCCTCGCCGCCCTCGCCACCGCCGACCCCCTCCGCGCCCCCGGCCAGATCGTCCGCCGCATCATCATCATCGAAGCCGACCAAGTCGCGCATGAAATCGTGATCCGGGACTACCACAGCACCCGCGCCATCAACCGCCTCCTTGCCCCCCACCGCCTCGTCCTCAAGCGCAAACCCTGATCTCCCCCATGCCCCTCCTCGACCCCCAGCTCGCCACCGCCCTCCACCAGCGGCAGACCCCCAGCCCCGTCGTCGACCCCATCCCCCTCGAAACCCTCCTCACCCACACCGAAACCACCGCCCTCACCCTCTACAACGCCCGCGAGGAAGTCATCCAAAACATGGTCGACTACCCCCTAGAGTGCGCCTGGGTGCCTCAAGACTGGTGGCTCTTCCTCCACGAACTCAGCCTCAAGCGCATCGCCTACCCCGGCGCCGTCCTCGAACTCTACATCTCCGGCGGCATCCGCTCAGGCAAATCCTTCGTCTGCGCCATGCTCATCGTCTCCCACCTCATCTACACGAAAAAGGCCGGCATCTTCTGCTTGAGCCGCACCGACAACACCTCCCAAAAACTCCAGCAAAAACCCATCGAACACTTCATGCTCGAAGAATTCATGGGCGGCAGCAGCGGCAAAATCGCCCAACAACGAAACCAAAAGCTTAAATTCTCCGGCGGCAAATTCACCGACAACAAACTGGAGAGATACCTCACCGTCCTCGACGAAAACAACACCCCCTTCAAAGGCGGCGGCGAACTCGAATTCCGCTTCTTCAGTCAAGAAGTCGAAAGCTACCGAGGCTACGCCCTCACCACCGTCTGGAGTGACGAAGCCGTCCCCGTCAACCACGTCGAAGCCCTCTACGACCGCCTCGTCTCCCGCGCCGTCGACACCACCCAGGCCGCCCACCGCCAGCGCATCCTCATCCTCGAAAGGCAACTCGCCCGCCTCGCCGCCGGAGATCCCACCACCCCCCGCCCCCACCCCGCCCAGCTCGGCGCCCTCATGCACGGCGTCCACCTCATCTCCTACACCCCCGAAGAAGGCTACACCGCCACCGTCCGCCGCTACCTCGACGGCGCCCACCGCCCCGAAAAGCACCTCCACATCGCCCCCGAACTCGACGGCAAACCCGGCGTCACCGACCCCCGCGTCCCCAAGATCGCCTACCCCACAGACCCCACCCGCCTCGTCGGATTTTTGCACACCTCCGCCAACAAAATTGTCGACAGCTACACCGAACTCTCCCGCAAAGCCGCCGACTGGGACGAACGCACCATCCGCATCAAACTCTACGGCGACGCCGCCCAGGCCGACGAACGCCTCTACCACAGCTTCAGCGACCGCCACCTCACCACCTGGGAAAAGCTCCCCCGCATCGCCTCCCTCTACGAAGTCGTCGACCCCGGCGGCTCCAAACCCTGGGTCATCACCTGGTGGCTTGTCGACCCCGCAGGCCGCTCCTACCTCGCCCAGGAATGGCCCACCCCCGGCTGGCGAGTCGACAGCTACGACCTCGGCCCCTGGGCCGTCCCCAGCAAAGGCGACAAACTGAATGGCGACCCCGGCCCCGCCCAAAAGACTCGCCTCGCCTGGTCCCGCGCCCACTACATCAAACAAATCTGGGAAGGCAGAAAGCGCCTCATCGACAAACTCGCCGAAACCGGCACCCCATGGCAAGGCCGCACCCAGACCGGCCCCCTCACCTGGACCAACGGCTGGACCCTCGACGGCACCTTCGCCCTCCCCGAAACCTCCCTCATGGACTCCCGCTTCGCCGGAGCCCCCACCGAATCCAAAGGCCAGCACACCACCGTCCTCGAAGCCATGTATGACGAAGAGCACGCCATTCCCTTCGACCCCGCCGCAGGCGTCTCCCTCGACGAAGGCGACACCATGATCAACACCGCCCTCAACACCGACCTCCTCGGCCTCCCCGGACTGCTCATCAACACCGAATGTCAGAACACCCTCTTCACCCTCCGCACCTACACCCTCCCCCCCTTCAGAGACCACACCTCCTACAAAGACGAAGCCTGCAAAGACTACCGCGACCCCATCGCCTACCACCTCCTCTCCGCCCCCCAATACATCAACGCCAACCGCCCCCGCACCATCGGCGGCGGCAGCTACTAAACCGAACACATACCACATAGAACGATATGCCCACCACCCCCACCCACGACGCCTTTGACGAATGGCAAGCCCAGCGCGCCAACACCACCCGTTACCTCAAACGCGGCCAGATGGAAAGCCTCTTCCGCGCCTTGAATATCTCCAAGCACAAACTCGACGACATCTTCCCCAACGACCACCCCGCCAAAAAGCACTTGCCACGCGTCGCTCATGCGCTTTATATCAGACGGGTCGTGTTGCAAACCTTGGGGGTCGGCGACTAACACGCCCACATGAAAACCCCTTCCGCCTCCAAAGCGGCGCAGAAGCGCACGCTCCACCAAATCCCATCCACGTCAAACATCGACGTGGCGAAGATCCTCACCGAAGTCGAGAAAACCCTCACCGACCTCGGCGCATGGATCAGCGAAACCCAGCGCCACGAACTCACCCAGCGCGCCGAATGGCAGGGCCAGAACGAAGACGGCCGCAAGCACAAAGACGACTATGGCCGCGACGTCTTCCCCTACGAAGGCGCCGCCGACACCCGCAACCGCCTCGCCGACATGAGCATCGACGAACTCGTCCAGCTCAAACTCGTCGCCTTCTTCAACGCCTCCATGCGCACCATCGCCATGGAAGCCAACGACACCGACGCCGCAGGTCGCGTCCAGACCCTCCTCCACTACGAACTCAAGCAACGCCTCCTCTCCGAACTCTGGCAGGAACTGAACTTCGCCACCAACTGGTCCGAAACCTACGGCCACGCCGCCCTCGGCGCCACCTGGCAGCAGTCCTGGACCACCGGCCTAGCAAAAATCACCATCGAAGACCTCGCCGCCGCCCTCTCCCAGCAGATCCAGCAGGCCACCGCCGTCGAAGACTCCACCCTCCTTGACTCCCCGGACGCCCCCCTCCCCATGATCGAAGACGCCTTCGCCCTTGTCGAAAGCTACCTCATGGACAAAGAAGACGCCACCGGGGAGGACACCCTCATCTCCCTCATCCTCCAGCTTCACCCCACCTTGCCCGAGCCCCGCGCCCGGCGCGTCTTGCACCGCCTCCGCACCGAAGGCGCAGACGAATTCCGCGTCCCCGTCTCCCGCCCCGGACGCCCCACCATCAAAGCCTACATGCCCGGCTTCGACATCTTCTACCCCTGGAGCGTCGCCAACGCAGACGAAGCCCCCTGGGTCGCCGTCCAGGAACTCCTCTGGGAACCCGACCTCCGCGCCAAAGCCAAAACCGAAGGCTGGGACCAGGACTTCATCGACCGCCTCATCCTCCACGGCCCCGGCCCCGTCGTCGACCAAGCCTCCATGGAAGCCCGCATCCACGGCACCGGCACCAGCCCCGGCTCCATGTTCAGCACCCGCCAAGCCATCAACCGGTATCAGCGGGACCGCGAACGCAGCCAGCTCCAATACGCCGTCCTGAGAGTCCACGTCAAAGGCATCGACGAAGACGGCATCCCCGCCCTGCATGAAATCGTCATGCACCCCTCCATCTCCGGCGGCGAGAACGGCGTCATCGCCATCAACCGCGTCCTCGACTACTACCACGAAGGCGGCTGTTACGTCACCCTCCGCCGGGAATACAAAATCCGCAGCGCCTGGGAAAGTCGTGGCATCCCCGAACTCGCCGCCACCCCCCAGATGGAAATGAAGGCCGACCGCGACTCCATGATGGACCGCACCGCCCTCAACACCCTCCCCCCCATCAACGTCGAAATGCAGACCGGCATGGGCAAAGGGGAACGCTACGAACCCCTCGGCATCAAACCCGGCGGCAACATCCTCACCCCACGCATCGGACGCGCCCCCGAAATGATGCGCCTCCCCGCCTACAACCCCAACGACGCCATCTTCAAAATCGTCGCCCGTGACAACGCCAACCTCCTCGGCCTCATCAACGCCGACCTCCCGCCCGAGAAAATCTCCACCCATCGCCAGTGGCTCGTCACCGGCTACCTCATCCAGGTCCGCGCCCTTGTCCTCCGCATCCTCTCGCTTGACCAGCAGTTCATGGACCCCGTCCAGGTCTCCCGCGTCATCGGCTCCGGCGAAATGCCCTACACCGTCACCCGCGAAGAGATTGCCGGCCAGTATGACGTCCACCTCACCTTCGACGTCAAATCCCTCGACATGAACTGGCTCAAAGAACGCCTCGCCGTCCTCAAAGAAGCAGTCCAGTTCGACCGCAGCGGCGCCTTCAAAGACGTCCCCGTCATGAAATACCTCGTCGCCGCCGTCGACCCCAACCTCGCCGACCTCGCCATCGCAGACGTCGAATCCGCCCGCGAAGCCGAAGCCGAAGACGAGAAGAAAGCCCTCGGCACCCTCCTTTCCGGCGTCGAAATCAAACCCCCAGCCGGCAGCAACGCCACCATCCGCCTCGAAACCGACCGCAGCGAAATCGCCAACAACCCCATCGTCAACCAGCGTTACCAGACCGACCCCTGGTTCCGCCGCATGATGGACCGCCGCATCGCCAAATGGGAGTTCGACCTCCAACAACGCGAAAACGCCCAAACCGGCCGCGACGGCTGGGTCCCCGCCATGGACGACATCCAAGAACAACCCACCGAAACCCCCGCATAGCGCCTTCCCAAAATCCCGTTAATCCCGAAATCCTGTAAGCCGACCGAAGGGAGACAGCCTGCCAAAGGCAGCCCGTAGGGAAGCGAAGCGTAGCAATCCTGTCTAAAAAATCCCGATGCCCACCCCCCCCCTCGCCCCGCTGGAACTCCACCAGACCATCATCGCCGACGGCGGCCACCTCACCGAAGACGAAGCCCTCGGCCTCCTGCGCGGCAAAATCCGCCAGCCCGAAATGCGCGCCATCATCGCCCTCATCGAATACCAAATCACCACCGAGCGCAACACCAGCGAAGCCCGCAGCACCCCCGCCCAAACCCGCGACGAATGCACCGGCGCCATCGACACCCTCAAAACCCTTCGCCACACCCTCCTCACTTGGCTCAGAGCAGGCACGATTGAAGAAAACGAGTGAAACCCACTCCCCCATTCCCACCCATTCTCACCCGTCCCCGCCCGTTCCCACCGCCCGCACCATTTCCAACCGCATTGAAGTCGGTTCCCATAGCAGCACGCCACAGGGTGGCGCCAAACTATGGCAAAACAAACCACATCCACTTCAGCGGCAGGCGGCTCGACAGCAGCCCCAGCCGCGCCGGGTGCGCAGGCTCAAGGAGCCTCAGCCGCCCCGGTCTCTCCGGTCGTGCCAGGGGCACCGTCCGCCGGAAAATCCGCTGCCACTCCGACCCCACGGTCAAGCGACCCGGATCGTCCCTCGATCCCGGTGCAGATCGGTGACGGCGTAGCCGACTACGAAGCCAGAGTCCTCGCGGCCCTGACAAACGAATCGGACACCCCCGCCACCCCTGCCAAAGCCGCCCCCAAGAAGAAGGCGGCTCCAATGCAAACCGTGGACGACGACGACGAGGACGAACCCGACGACACAGGGGACGAACAAGAAGACGAAACCGACGCCCAAGACCAGGCCCCAGACCTCGACGCCTACGACCCCGACGCCCCCATCCTCGGGGACGCCGCCGCAGACGACGAAGACGCAGACCCGGACGCGGACGGAGAGGCGGACGCTGACACCGCCGCCAAAGCCAGCAAACTCAAAAAGGACAACTTCAAACTCAGAGAAGAACGCCGGGAACTTCGGGAACAGCTCGCCACCGCGCAGGCCGAACTCAAAGCCACCCGCGAAGCCACCGTCACCCACGGCGGCCTCCCTGAGTTTTCGGGCTACTACACCGGAGTCAAAACTCCAGAAGACGTCAAAGCCATCGTCGCCAAAATCGACGCCGACCTAGACTTCCTGGAAGACAACCTCGAAGGCTATTCGTTTTACGACGAACAGGGCAACCTCAAAGAGGTTTCCTCGGAAGACGCCAAGAAGTATCGCCGGGACGCACGGGAAGCCAAACGCTGGGCAGATGAGATCAAGCAACTCATCCAGACCCACACCGAACGCGCCACCACCAGCGAAGTCACCGCCCGCAAGAAGTATCCCTTTGTGTTTGACGCCAAGAGCCCGCACAACGCCCGCGTCTTGGATCTGGCCAAAGAGCACCCCAGCCTCGCCAAAGACCCCGCCCGCGCCCTCGCGCTCGGTCGCATGGTCATCGGCAAACTGGTGGAAAGTGGAGAGTATCAACTGGTGAAACGGGGCAAACCCCTCGTCAAAGCCGCAGACCTCCCCGCCCCCGCTCCACGCAGGGCCCCAGCCCCCGCCTCTCCGTCTGCCACCCCAGGCCCGCACCTTCAGCAGGAAGTCACCAAAGACGACCTCGAAGCCTTGGCCATGAACCTGTTCCAAAGCGTCTCCTAACCCCTCAAAAACACTCACTGAAAGGACACCATCATGCCCCAAACATTTGAACGAAACCAAACCGGCAAGCGGGAAGACCTGCTTGATAACATCTACAACGTCGACGCCAAGAAGACGCCCCTCCTGTCCATGATCCCGAAAGGGAAGGACCTGGTCAACACCACCCGCCGCTGGCAGGCAGACGCCTACGCCGCCCCGCAGACGGACGGTGTCATCGACGGCGCGGACGTCTCCGAATACGAAGACGCCGCCGCCAACCGCGAAGAACTCGAAGGCCGCGTCCAACGCCTCTGGAGGACTCCGAAAACCTCCACCATGACCCGCGTCACCGACGTCGCCGGTCAAGGCAAGGCCCAGGAGTTTGCCAAAGCCATCGTCAAGAAGACGGCGGAACTCAAGCGCGACTGCGAATGCGTGCTCGGCAGCGACAACGAATCCCAGGACGACTCCGGCAGCGTGCCTTACAAAACACGCGGCCTCGGCAAATGGATTCAATCCACCGCTCAAACCCATGAGCCCGTCCCCTCCGCCTTCCGCACCCCGTCCGCCAGCATCGACACCACCGCCCTCGCCTCGCTCACGCCAGCCCTGGTCAACACCGTCATGCAAAGCCAAGCGGATCAAACCGGTTCCGAAATGACCTACGCCCTTGTTTGCGGCACGTCCCTCAAAAAGACGTTCACCAACATGGTCGGCTACGTCGCCACCGTGTCGAACTTCACCGCCATCACCCGCACCGAACGCGGCACCGAAACCGCCTGGACCAACAACATCCAGTCCTTCACCGGCGACTTCGGCACCTACGACCTCATCTTGAGCCGTTGGTTGAACTACAACAACACCACGAAAGTCGCCGACGCCCGTCGCGGCTACGCGCTGGACAGTGACATGCTCAGCCTCGACTTCAACCAGCCCTGGAGGTTCCAAGAACTCCCAGACCTGGGCGGCGGTCGTCGTGGCTTGATCGACGTGATCATGATGCTCTGCGTCAAGAACCCCCTCGGCCTCGCCAAATTCGCTGCCACCGCGGACAGCTAACCCCACCGGGCGCGGGGCTCACCCCCGCGCCCACCCCCTTCAACCCAACTTACCTTTTAGAAAGACACTCTTATGGCTGATCAAACCACTACTTTGGCTTCCGACTACGTCGAAATCCTCCCCGCTGAAACCACCCGCCAAACGGGATTCACCCACCGTTTCCGGATTCCCTACACCTCCATCAACACGTCCACTTGGACGACTGATGGCGACACCGTCACCGTCACCCTTGGCACCACCCCGACCAAGTTCCTTGTGGACAAAGTCATGGTGGACATCAAGACCGCCTTCGTCACCGACGGCACCTTGACCATCCAAGTCGGCACCGACGGCGACCCGGACAACTTCCTCGACGCGCAATCGGCCAAAACCGCCGCCCTGCTCGCCGCTGGCGTCTCCGGCACCATCGTCACGGAAGCCGGCAGCTTCGGCATCGCCTCGGACGTGCTCGTCGCCCGCTTCACCACGCAGGCCGCCACCGGCGCGCCTTCGGACATCTCCGCAGGGGAAGCAGTCGTCTGGCTGGCAGTTCGGGATCTCGCCGCCTGATTTCGCTGACCCCCAAGGATGCGAGAGGACCCCGCCGGTGCTGCTGTGGAGGCAGCCCGGCGGGTAACTCAAACCCAAACGAACCCTCTTCCTCATCATGACCGGCTTCGAAACCTTTGCTGAAGACATCGCCCGCATCGGCGGTAAAGCATTGCTCGACGCCGTCGAAGAAGAATACCGCGAAGGCCGCCGCGTCCAGGAAGCCCTCGTCCGCGCCAAACAGCAGCGCCTCTCCACCGCCTGCACCACCCTCGAGTCCGCCGCCGTCGACGGCCTCGGCTACATCGAATCCGACATCCCCGTCGAATCCTACTTTCACTGGATGGAAGAAGGCCGCAAACGCGGCACCACCAACATCTGGAAGCACAAAGAATTCCGCCGCGAATTCCTCCGCGACAACCCCCAATTTCGAGTCCGCTACAAACGCAAAATCCAAACCGGCTGGGGACGCGACCCCCTCGCCCGCGCCGCCGCCGAAGGCCAGCAGCGCCAAGCCCAAACCCTCATTCTCTCCTAACTTATGAACTACACAGGCATCGGCAAAAACGGCGGCAAAATCATCAGCAACACCTCCGCCACCACTCCCACAGGCGCCACCACCTTCGCGGCCATCCGCACCATCACCGCCACCGTCATCACCGCCGCTCCCGGCAACATCACCGGCATCGCAGGCCCTACCTATCCCGCTAACTTCCTCATCGAAGGCTGCTTCGCTTCCATCACCCTCGCCTCCGGCTCCGTCATTGCCTACAACTCGCACAACTAAACCCCCATGCCTTGCGACTGCCCAGACGAATCCGAGTTCCCGGCCCGCATGACCCTCGGGCCAGTCGTGGAGGGCGACGAATGGGAAGGACGCGAATTCAAGATCGAAGTCCGCACCTCCGCCTACGGCGTCACCCCCATCACCTGGGGCACGCAAACCGAAGACCTCGACGAAGTCATCATCCAGTTTCACACCAGCGAAGAACAGCTCGACTCCCTCGCCGTCCTCACCAGCGTCGCCAGCGCCGACATCACCATCGACTCCGCCAACAACTGGGAATTCACCGTCAAGAAGAAAACCTTCACCACCCTCCCATGCCCCGTCACCCAGGCCAGCCAGACCTACTTCTGGGCCATGCGCCTCAAACCCGTCGGCCTCGGTTACAAGACCTACCTCAAAGGCACCATTCAGATTGATAGAAAGGCCGTCGTCTAGCCATGGCCAACACCCTCCTTTGTGGACAGTCCAGCAGCGTCCGCGTCCGCTGCCCCGCCACCGGCCCCACCACCATCCGCGTCACCGGCTCCAGCGGCGTCACCGTCCGCGTCTCCAGCTTCCCCCGGCAGGAATTCCCCCTCTCCACCGACGGCAACTTCCTCCTCCTCCCCGTCGTCGGCGGCACCACCTGCCAAGTCCCTTACATGCCCGCATGAAGTCGCTACTCACCAGCCTCGTCCTCCTCCTCGTCCTCGTCCTCGAAGGCCGCGCCCAAACCTTCACCACGGGCGACTACCAGATCAACCGCAAGAAGTCCACCCCCGGCTTCGAAGTCGCCGAACTCCTCGCCGGATCTAACATCACCCTCACCTGGGACGACGCCACCAAAACCGCCACTATTGCCGGCAGCGCAGGCAGCACCGGCACCGTCACCAGCTTCGCCTTCACCAACTCCACCGGCATCACCGGCACCGTCACCAACGCCACCACCACCCCGACCCTCTCCCTCGCCCTCACCAAAGCCGCCGTCGGCCTGTCTAACGTCGAAAACACCGCCCTCACCACCTGGACCGGCTCCACAAATCTGACCACCCTCGGCACCATCACGACCGGCACCTGGCAAGGCACCGCCATCGCCGACACCTACATTGCCTCCTCCGCCACTTGGAACGCCAAGCTTTCACCCGACGGCGACGGCTCCGCCCTCACCGGCATCACCGCCGCTCAGGTCGGAGCCATTGCAGACAACACCGAAGTCCCCACCGCCTTGTTCTTCAATGACCTCGGCATCAAATTGCTAGACCCAGCAAAAGACAACTTTCTCTCCATTAGCTTTACCGAAGAGTTATCCGCAAATCGCAATCTGAACCTCTTAGTCAACGACGACACCCGCACCATCGACCTCTCCGGCAACCTCACCGTC